ATAAATAGAGTACTTTATTATTATTATAGTACGCCTGTTAGAGTATATACAGGTGTAATGCTTTGTCAGTAAATAATTATGGCTAAACAGATTAAAAGCGGCTCGTCTAAATACCAAAAAAGAGCTAAAGTTAGACGTCCTGGAGTACATAGTAAAAAGAAAAATAGCACTCTAAAAAGCTCTAAAAACTATCGAAAGAAGTATAGTAGACAGGGTAGGAAATAAAAATGCTATAGGAGAGATACAAAATTTTAGTCTATCTATTGTTTAATAGATTTGACTTAAATTAACTTTGTATCTTGTTTATACGTGTAGTTGTAAAGAAGATAAGACATAAACATGAAAATAGAGGAAACCAAACTTGATTTGTCAGTACTTGACAAGATCACCATTCCTGAAGTGGAAGATTTGACTCACTTTGAAACTAAAGTAGAGTCAGAGCAAAAAGAGGAGCTTGAAGAAGCTGCCTTAGAAGAAGTAGAAGGTATTGATCAATTCAATACTGGGCAAGCACAAGAAGAGGAAGAGGAATCTGAATCTTTTAGTAGTTCTGAAAATACTGAAGAAGACCAAGACTCTCTCAAAGAGATTGCAAAGTGGGCCCATGATTTGGGCATCTTTGACTATGATGAGAAAGACTTTCAATCTTCTGAAGAGTATTTTAAAGAGAAGTTCTTTGAAAAGGTAAAAAAAGAAGCACTTGAAACTTTACCTGATGAGATTAAGTACTTGGCAGATGGATACATGAAAGGTATTCCTTTGTCAGAACTTATTAACTCAAAAGCTCGTGAAGAGTCTTACGCTAATCTCACAGATGATGAGCTTAAAGAAGATGAGACTTTGCAAGAGGAACTTGTAGGCCAATGGTTGGCTTTACAAGACCACGACCAAGACGAGATTAAAGAAAAGCTTGAGTCTTATAAGGATGGCTTGCTACTTGAAAAAGAAGCTAAAGTTGCACTTAAGAAGCTTAAAAAGTATGAGAGTTCTTACCAACAACAACTTGCTGCTGAGGCACAACAGCAACAGATGCTTGCTCAAAGACAATATGAGCAGCAGATGGATCAGCTTAAGAAAGACATAGAGTCAGCTGAAAGTTTCATCCCTGGTATCCAATTACAGAAGACTGATAAAGAAAGACTGTTTTCTGCAATTACTAGAAGAGACAGGGAAGGTAAGACTGAACTTGAGCGTAAGATGTCTACTAAAGATATGCAATTGGCAGTAGCTCAATTCGTGCTTCAATTAGAGGGTAAACTAGATGCAGTTGAAAGAAAGGCTTACACAAAAGCTGCTCAAAAGACTAAAACTGTAGTTAACAGTTACCCTGATGAAAGTAATAAAAATAAGAAGATTGATATTAGCGTCGTGCGTAAAGCTATAGATCAGTCTAAAAAACAGTATAAATTCTAATCTAATTCTAATTTTAAAATGAGCGCAACACAAAAACTTAATTCTTTGCAGGTAAGTTATGCCAAATCGTGGGCAGGACTTACCACTGAGAACCACCTATACGCTATTTACCAAAATGACGTACAGCTGGCTTCTGACATTGTAACGGAGGTATTCAACCGTATGGGTTACATCGGTCTGGATTCTTTCCTTTCTAAGTACCCCACTAAACTCTTTGACCATGATGGAGAGTACAAGTGGATGCTTAAAGGTGATAGCCGTCGTGCTATTCCTATCGCAGTAACTTACTCTGCTACTGCAACTCCTGGCATTAACAAAACTACGTTTGAAATTACTCTTACTGAGAAATTTTTCGTAGCTTCTGATTATGTGTCTTTCGATGATGTAGATCATGGTGTACGTATTGAGGATGATGGTCGTCCTGACGGAACTAACTGGGTTTACACCGTACGTCACATGCGTTCAGACTCTGCTTATTTTGTTCCTCTTGAACTTTTGAAAGCTGGTCGTAAAGTAGCTAAGCTGTACAATTCAGTAACTAACACTCTGAATGATCAGTATGGTGAGACTCAGTTCAGCTCAATGTTTGAGATGCGTAACCAGTTCTCTACCTTGTCAAAGAAGTATGTAGTACCTGGTAACATGCAGGATCGTCCTTTACTTATCAAGATGACTGGTTCTGAAGGTAAGTCTGTGACTGTATGGACCAAATGGCAAGAGATGGAATTCAACTTCCAGTGGCAGAAAGAGAAGGCTAACCAACTTATGTATTCTACTTTAAACCAGAATACTGATGGTACCTTTACTCAGAAGGCTCCTAATGGTTTCCCCATTAAGCAAGGTGCTGGTCTGCGTGAGCAAATCTCTCCGACCTATAAGTTCTACTACAACACCTTGACTTTGGATTACCTGTTGGAAGTTATGACCAACTTGTCTATCAACATTTTACCTGAAGATGAGCGTGAGTTCTTGATTCTTACAGGTGAAAGAGGAATGATTATGTTCCATAAGCTTGTAGAAGATAAGATTGGTATCCTTATTCCTCTTGGTGATACTGAGCGTATCAAAGGCTCAGGTCAGAACAAAGGACTTGGAGGCCAGTACAAGCAATTCATGGGACCACAGGGTATCAAGATTACTGTAGCCCACATGCCTCAGTATGATGATCCAGTATTGCACCGTATGGAAGCACCAGATGGTGGATACACTGAAAACTATCGTATGACTATCTTCAATATTGGTACTACTAATGGTGAGCCTAACATTCAGAAAGTTGCTCCTAAAGGTCGTGCTGAAGTGAAGTGGTATGTACCTGGTTCTACTACTCCTTTTGGTCCGCAGAATGGTGGTATGGGCGCATCTCCTGTAGATGGCTATGAAATGTACTGCCAGACTACTCAAGGTATTATGTTGAAAAACCCCTTGAGTGCTGCTGAACTTATCATGGATGTAACTTATTAATACGTTCTAGTAGTTCGTTATAAACTATAAACTTTAAAGTGATGGAGAAAAGTGCAGTTGAAAGTAAAGTAAAAGAACAAGTCAAAGTGTCAAATCCTCTCGCTAATATAAACGGTAAATGGTCAGTGAAGCCTTGCAGAAAGTCTTGGCTTCACACCATTAACCCTAACCATGATGGTAACACTATTTTTAGTGGTGCTCAAATCTGGATTGTAGCTGCGAGAAGTGCTTCAAATCCTGATGTTGTAATTACAGGGCTAAGTGAAGAAGAACGTGAAGCTTTTGAAAAAGAGATGTTTCTTCAAGCTGGTGCCTTGTCACCTTACAACCTTAAGTTTTGGGCAGACAAAAAGAATGCTATCAAGATTCCCAAGGATGGTTTGACACTTGATTGTGACAATAACGTAAAGCATAAACTTTGGTTTAAGATTCTCTCAGCCTCTAAGCGTGTAGCTAAGGGCAAAGAAGATTTAGCTGTAAACTCTATAGCTGATGTTCTTCTTTCTTCGGTTGAGCAAGAAGCTAAGTTTGATTCTGAAAAGATCAATACTAAGACTAAGGCTTATGTCAAGTTCAGCGGAATGAGCTTGCAGGATAAGATTAACTATCTTAAAGTATTTAATGAGGGTGCTTCTAAGGTAGACGCTATTACTAAACCTGATCTTATTGAGCAGACTTTAGGTAATATCGTAGAAAATGATCCTCAAGAATTCCTAGACACGTTTGATAATCCTTACTTTAAAGATTATGTTCTTCTTGAAGACCTTTTGAGCAAAAACATTATTTCTCGTAAAGGTGGAAAATTCTTTATCACAGGAGGTATAGAGATTGGCATTAGCAAAATGCAAGTCATTACAAACCTTCGTGCTGATGATTTTCAAGAAACAAAGATTGGTTTAATCGCTAAACTTAATGCTACGAAATGATAATGCCCGTTGCAGATATGCATCAACAGTTCCTGCATTGGTATGACAAGCAGAGTAATTTCTCTGCTCCTGAAGTCACACCAGAGGAGGTTGATCTTTATCTAAACAACGCACAATATCAGTTTATTAAAATACTTACTGAACAGGGACTGGAAAAATCACAGGAGTGGCTGGATTATCTGAAGAACATAACTACAGCATATTCAGTCGCTCCTTTACCAGTTGTTGCTACTAACAAGCCGAATGGGAGATATGTAACTATTCCTAATGTTAGTCCAAATCAGCTGTACAGATTAGCTTTGCTTGAAGAAGCAAGTATAACTTACACAGATTGTGGGGCAAGTGTTACAGCAAGAGTTCCAGTTATTCCAATGACTAGGGATGAATATAATAAAGTAGTTAATAACCCTTTCAAGAAGCCTTGGAAAGAAGAAATTATAAGACTTGTCTCGGATAGTAACAGATTTGAATTAATCAGTTTTCCAGGCAGTGTTATAAACACATATTACTTAGATTATCTAAGAGAGCCTGCTAAGATTACTTACGGTACGCAATACTCTGTTCAAGTTGCTAATGTAGATTGTGAACTAGAGTCTAAAGCTGCTACTAAAGTTGTAGAAATAGCAGTACAACTAGCTCTTAAAACAGTAGGTGATCCAAGGCTTCAATTAGAACAACTTGATCCTATAATTAAAACAATTTAAACCATGCCACTCTTAAATAAAATCAAAATTTATTCTGGGCGTGTAGCCCAAGGCAAAAGACCTGTTGGTAATAATCAACAGGGACGTGCGTCTGATATTAATCCTATTATTGAGTGGGTTAATCAGCGTTCAGATGTTAATACTGCTGCTAATGCAGTAACAGGTAGTGGAACTGCTGCTACAATTAATACAATCAGTGGTACTATTACTACTTCTTCTCTTAGTACTGCTGCAGTTACTTCTGTAACTTACACAGTTACTAACTCTGCTTGCACTGCAAATAGTACAGTTTTAGTAACTATTGCTGGAGGAACTAATAGTACTGGTGTTCCAGTAATTTTGCGTGCTACTGCTGCTGCAGGTAGTTTTACAATTGTGTTCCGTAATATTGATGCAGCTGTTGCTTTAAACGGAACTCTTATCTTTAAATATATTATCCTTTAATTAACCTTTTAAAAATTAAATAAAATGAGCGTATTAAGTGTTCAAAATATTCAAGAGACTTTTGTAGGAAAGAGCCTTTCTCGTACAGCAAGTCTTCAAATTACTAGTCCTGGAACGACTGGTTACATTGCTGATGGAGAAGTAGCTATTCTTACTTCTACTGGAGCTATTGCTACTAACACAGCTACTTATGCTAACTCACCTTTCATCCAAATTGTAGAGCGTGTTGGTAATGAGTTAGTATTTTCTTCTAAAATTTTTGGTAATAGAGTAACTGCTTATCGTGGTAGAGCTGGTGCTCAAGGTCAAGAGCAGATTTACCATATTGGTTACAATGGTTCTGCTGGTAGTCTTGACATTACTTCAGGTCTGGATTTTCAATTGACTGTAATTGAGAATCAGGATGATATGATGTGGGCTGAACAAAAGAAAAAGAATGTAGTAAACGTACCTAACAATTTGGTTACTACTCAACTTGATCTTGCTAAGGCTATTGTTAAGAACCAGATGAAAAAATATATTACTGATGGTTCTTCTATTACTGCTTGCATGTTAAATAATGCAGCTGCTGGCGCAGTAACTACACAAGGTACTACTTTAGGTGTTACACATGGATCTAATTTAATTGTTTATGGCGCAGCACCTGCTGTAAGTACTGTAGGTACATTACTTCGTATTGGTGTTACTGGTAGTACTTATCAAGTAACAGATCCTGTTTACACTATTGCTGGTGCTGGTCCTGTTGCTAATTCTTTCTATTTAGACCAACCTTATGCTGGTCCTACTAATGCTTTATTAGCAGCTACAGCACATGGTTATATTGCTACTCCTGGAGCTTCTTATGGCGTACGTTTTACTGGTAAATCACTTCCTTTCCGTCGTGATTTCTTCAAGTTTAAGCGTGTAGCTTTTACTCTTCAGATGAGTGGTTATGGAGCTACCCCTTTGACTAAGACTCAAGAAGCTCTTTATGGTTATGGAGATGGTCGTCTGGTACTTGAAGAAGAATCATTTAGCAAAGGATTTGAAGGAGCACTCAACCGTATGACTGTTCCCCTGCCTTTAGCTAATGAGATTTTTATGGCTGATGGTTCTACTTCTACTAGTGTCAGTACTGCATTTGGAGATGCTTTCACAACAGCTGCTGCACTTTATGATGCTATTACTATTGAATTTTTCAGTCAAGATCAAGCTACTGTAGTTGCTGTACCTACTATGCCACAGCTTATTAAATTCTTTGGATTTGACGGTGCTGGACAAAATGCTGCTGCTACTAACGGTGTTCAAGTAGTTTTAAATGCTTGGATGGCTACTGTACCTGGTGCATTTGCCAACCTTTCAGTAATGTAATTTTTTAGTGATTTTTTAATTTTCTGTAATTGTTTGAAGAGAAAGAGGGGTGGGGATTTCCTCACCCCTTTTCTCAAAATAAAGTATAATAATTAACTGATGCCTGTAATAAACACTAATCTAGTCTTAGGAGTACATTTATGTCAATCTAGTAATTGTAAGATAATTACTCTTACTGAAACTACTGGTGCTTACAATGTCAGTAATAATCCAGGAGGTTGGGGAGCTCCTAACCCAGAAACTAATTCCTTGGATTCCTTACAGGTAATTATAACTACTCCTGCTAATACTCCCTATACTTTTACTACTATAGCGGGGTGGCCTGATGTTACAGGTAATGTAGAAGCAAATTTTTCAATAGGTAGTAATGGAGCTATTCAAAATAACCCTAATGGTACTACTGCTTTTTCAGATGGTATTTATACTGTTCAATATACTGTTAATGGTACCATAGCTCCTAATACTTATACAGCTACTACTACTCAACAGTTCCTTTTAACTTGTCAAATTAGATGCTGCATTGATAAAATGTTTCATCTTGCTTCTCAGTCTGATTGTACAGATTGTAAGAATGAAAAATTAAGTAATGCTCTTGAAGCAGAAGCTTTTCTTAAAGCTGCTGAATATGCTGCAGCATGCGGCAAAATAGAAATGGCTAAGAAACACCTTGCCAAAGCTCAATGGATTTGTAACACTAAAAACTGCCTTAACTGCTAATGAGTACAAATAATTGCTGTGGAGATTCAGCCGTACAATCCATAAATACATTTATTCCTGGTCCAGCAGGTAGCTCATATTATGTATACGTAGCTTATGCTACTACTGTAAGTAATGTAGGTCAAGGTAATAGCTCTGCTCAAAGCGGCTTTCAACTTACTCAGCCTACATCTACTTCTGCATACTTTGCTATTCTTACAAGTCCTACTATTGTAAACAATGGTAGTCCTACAGCTGTAAACTTTCAAGGATTATGGGCACCTTTTGGAGGAGTTACAGTAAGTGGTATTAACTTAGAGCAGGCACAAGTTCTAGTAGCTAATGGTCCTTTTAACACTGTTAACTTCCAAGGTACTGGATTATCTGGAGTAACTGTTGTAAATGATGCGTTAAATCAAGCTACTGTAGAAATTACTACAGCTGCTTTTATCAAAACATACTATTCACAAATAAAGACTTTAGCTACTAATGGTCAATTAAAACCAGGCTCAAGCTATTGGATTGTGGATGTAGGTGATGGAGAAGGTGCAGGAACTAATAATGCGTATAAAGCAGAGTGTGAAGCAAACTATTACGATTTTACTACACCTAACTTTACAAACTATGCTCATAATGCAGGTATTGTAGTAAGAGCTCTTACACCTAATAAATTAGCAGCGCACGCAATTTATTTAGCAAGAGTACCTAACCCTATAAATACTTCTTTTTTCCAAGCTGGTAAAAGTTATGCCGTTGATACTAGGATTGTAAGTTACAATCAAGTATTTCAATTTACGGCAGGTGGAGTCTTAAATACTGAGCCTGCAGATACTCCAGCTACTTGTACTTATGTACCTAGACAAAATAATAATTATTACGTTTTAGATCCTCAGCTTTGTATTTATGAGCTTGAAAGTGGTACTAGTCCTTATGGTATAGTAAGGGCTCGTTGGGATTCTAAAGGTAATTATGTACGTAACTTAAATCCTAGTTCTACAGGAACTAATGGAAATGAGTTTATGAAAAATGTCTTTAGATGGGGTACAACAGGTATTGTAAGTAACACAATTAACTTCTGGGATGATAGTAACAGAAGACCTGCAAATGATTCTAAACGTAGTCCTGCTTTTCAAGACCAGCTTATAAACTATTGCAACATTGCTAACTTTAGATCTAATAAAATAGATTTAGATTTAGGAGCATCTGATGAAAGTACAAAAACAGGTACTAGGTTTTTTAATATTTACATAGACTCTAAGTCAGATATTCACGGTAATACTTTTAACAATGCTACTATTAC